AACTATAACAACCCTAAGGTTTTATCAGCTGGCCTCGTTAGTGACCATAACCTCGTAGTTGCGGCTGAGGCTGACATTCTTAGCAACGGTAACACCCTCACCGTCACCCATCATCACGATGTCATAACGCTCTTTCATCTTAAGTGAGCGAATGTCACGTGTGGGATCATCAAACTGATCCGTGCTCATGTCATCCTTGACCAACATAGTGCCAACCTCATTGCGATCAATGAGGAACAGGTCAGACTTAGCTGGTGTAGCACCGCTCTTAGCTGTGAAGCTTACGAAAGGTGAAACCAGAACATTCAGACCCATTGGAGCTGTTGTGTTGAGTGCACCCTCAGCGGACTGAGGACGATAACCCCAACTCTGGTTGACACCAGAAGCAGCACCGCCTGCGTGGAAAATAGCGTCCTTAAGGAACACTGACCACATCAGTGGGTGAAGAATAAAGTCTGTTGGAACATGATTTTCAGCCATCAACACAGCAGCCATGTCGATGATGTCATCCCAGGTCACTGTACCATTGGCTGCGCCATTGATATCGAGACCTGTTGTGTCATCATAGCTTACATCATCGTTATCAAAAACGATTGTAGCTGCATCCTTGAAACGGCTAAGAGCAATTTGCTCTTTTAAGCGAGCCATGGCACGGCCAGCGGCGCGGACATGTAGACCAACAATGTCCCAAAGTGAGTCGGCTACGACTTCTTCGGTGAAAGCGAGCTTTACACCTTTCTTTGAGACCTTGCCCTCTACCTGCTTTGCGAAGGCGAGTGCTTGCTCTGGGTACTCTTGACCCTCAGGGATTTCTGCAGCTTGGATAGCGTTGACTGCTGGGAATTCCAATGAACGCCCCTTACCAAGGCGAACTGTGGAAAGAAGTGGAGTCACAAGTAGCTGTGGCTCTGCCGCTTCCCTCAGAGTGCGAGAGAGAACCTTTGGGAAAAGAGCAGCTGCATCGGGAGACGCAAATGCTTCCTTAATAGTAACTCTATTCTCTTCATCGATATGCCCGTCCTCAGTCAGTGCCGCCTCCCAAGCTGGGAGACCCGAGAGGAGCTCTTGGATTGTCTTACTCATCTTAGGATTATTCCTCCTGTGTTATATTATTTATCAGAGTGTTAAATTGACACGGAATGCGCCAATAACATTGTGTACATCCAGATTAGCTCTAATACCGAGCTTACCACTATAGGTACCGCTACGAGTAAGCTCGTAAACAGTCTTAAGTGCACCTGGATCGGATGGAAGCTGCATGTAGCTGAGAAGGCCATCATCGAAGTTTGAAGCGAACTTCTCAACCTCAATAACCTTGCCAACCTGCAGGTGTGAGTAAACAGCGTTGCTGTTAAACTGCTCTGCAGCGGTAAGCTTCACCGGACGGCCCATGTGGTCCGCACGGATCGCATCACCAATAGCAAGGGCATCATTAAGACCCTCAACCATCGGGTACTCTACATAACCGTGGGTGATGAAACCAGCACCCTGTGAGGTTCCCTTATCAAAGGGTCTGTAGAGATCATACTGAGCGCAACCAATTGGAACCGAACGCGCAGCGACGGTAACAGTATCGGTTGAACCACTTGTGCTGCTGGGAGTAGCTCCATCAAGTGGATCCCAGCCGCTCATTGTATCGCCCCAAGTTACAGCTGAACCTGTACCATTAGCGGGAACGACTCTTGCGTCACCGTTTGAATCGGCAACAACTGAAAGAATAGTACCTTTGGTGATGACAATCTCAAAACGATCATCTTCACTGTCATAGTACCACGTAGGAAGACCCTGATCAGGAAGTAGGTAGGCGCTGGGGGCAACACCCTCAGAAACCACGAAACGACCTGAGCCGGTCTTGCTATGTACCTTACGGAATTTTGCTAAACTCATTTTATATTCTCCTTATTTTTCAGAGTTTACGTCTGCCCATTAGTGCATCAACTAAAACTTGCTCAAAAGAATCCTCAGGATCAGATGAATCTTGCTCTTCGACATTCACTGTAGTAACATTAGTTTCTTCTGTTACCTGAGCTGTGTCGACATCAAACTCAATTTGATCAACAGTTTTCTTTACTCTAGCTACTGGCATAGAAGCCATATCTCTAAGGCTATCTGCAAGTGAAGAAGCTGTTCTTGAGGCGTGCTCAGAAATCATCGCTTCTCTTTGCTCACCCTCAGCCAGACCAAGTGCAATCTTAGTATCAACGACTCTTTCAACAAGAGTCATATGCAATGCAGCTTTGAGCTTTGAGTTCTCGGCCTTAAGGCTCTGAACCTCTTCTTCAAGAAGGGCAACCTTGCCTGCATGATCTTCATCGGACTGCTCATCGCCACTTTCCTCTGCGGTGAGACTTTCCTCTTCAGTCACTTCCTGAACCTCATCAGTGTCTTCTACTGATGACTCTTCTGGCTTTTCAGCATTTTCGGAATCTACAGACTCTTCCTGTACATCCGCCTTTTCTGAATCGTCAGCAGAGATTTCTTCGGAGGCTTCTTCAACAACAGCCTCTTCTGACTCTGTGTCTTCAGACTCTTCTGTTTCTGCGTCCTCAGACTCTTCGGCCTCTTCAGAAGACTCAACAACCTCATCTTGATCATTGACCTCTACCTGATCACCCTCAGTTGCTTCGACTTCTTCATCCTGATCTTCTGATACTTGTGAAGAAGCTATATTAGACAAATCTTCACTAAGGCCGGTAGCCACAGCTAAGATGTCGTCATCTTTGGTAATATCATTCATTG